GTGATACGGACTTCATCAATACCGCCATCGAAGCCGGCGCCATACTCCGGTACACCGGTGCGCATCTGGATGGAGGTATCGGTGCCGATGCTGCCGGTAATCGCCGGTGTACCGCCGGCGGCTACACCATCAACAAAGAGGTCGCAGGCAGTCCCCTGACGCACGAGCGCGATGTGGGTCCATACACCGGGGGTGACTAGGCTGAAGTTATGCGGGAAGGCGTGTGTCCCGAGACCACCGCCGATCGCCATGCTGGTGCCGTCGCCTGCGGACAGCGCAGCGAACCATCCGACAACGGCGGGTGTGTTGGTAGCGCAGTACACCAGTGGCTGACCATAGGTATGGTAAGCGTTGGGCTTCACCCAATACTCAACCGTGAAATCGCCAGTACTGAGATCGAGCGGGCCGGCGGCCGACACTGGTGTGGTAACCCCGTCGACCGAACTGCCACCACCGTTGACAGAGGCCGTACCGAATTTTGGCGCTGAAGTGCTGAGAGCCGCGGTCCCGTGGAACGTTAGTGTGTTGGCGACGAGCGAGCGGTCAGTCGCGGTGGTCTGTCCGTTCGTCCCGTCGAAGTTGACCAGAAGGGTCACGTCAGAGAAATCTGGATCACACCCGCAATCCACAGTGCTGAACGGCGTGGAGTCTGGAGTGTAGGTGATTCCCACGGGATACCGGCAGACACCCTTCGTGATGCGCAGCTCGTCGATCTGGCCGATAAGCGAGAGACCCGACACCACATTCCCGCTGATGGTAAAGAGCGTATCCGTGCCAATACTTCCACCAGCAGAGAGGGGCGCGCCAGAGGGAACTCCGTTGACAAACATATCAATCTGGTTCCCCTGCCGCACAACGGCGACCGGAGTCCATACGCCGGGGACGATCTGGAACGGTGTGTAGGTAACCCCACTGGACTGGACGACGAGACCGATGGCCATATTGCCGCCAGTGCCGTTGGTTAGCTCTAGAATCCACCCCTGACTGCCCCCAGAACTCGTAAAATTCCCCATGATGGGCTGACCGAACGCAGTAGCCGCGGTAAGGTTCAACCAGAATTCGCAGGTGAAATCCCCGATCGAAAGATCCATCGGGCCACCAGGGGCGATGGGGAACGTCACCTGGTTGCCGCCGGCGCCATTACTCTCGTATGCAGCCGTACCAAATCGTGGGTTCGCGGTGCTGAGCGCGGCCGCGCCTCCGAAGGTCAGAATATTCCCGACATCGGACGCATCAGTTGCAGTGGTCTGTCCGTTCGTCCCGTCGAAGTTGACTAGGAGGACGACTCCACCAAAGTCGGTATCACACGTCACAACCTAAACCATCCACCGTAGCTCAGGTTTTTGTAGACGAAATATTCCAGGCCATCGAGCACGGCGGGGAGGCCGGGAAGGTCCTGCGAACCGAACCACGCCACGAGCGTAGAGGTCGCGGGCGAGCCGCTGTCAATGAAGAAGATCAAGCCGCCGGCGACGCGCACGTCCGAGACGACGCCAAGCGAGGTCGTATCCCCGGTGCAGGCGCCGTCGGTCGCGCCGAGCCCCGTGATGTCTGCGCTGGTTGCGATGATGTCGGCAGACGAGATGTCGCTCAGGTTCACCTGCGTGGCGAAGTTGGGGACGAACGAGTCCGCCATGACCATCACCTTGATGAGGGCGGTGGGCCAGTTGAGCGCTGCGGTGGCGAACAGCTGCCGTGCGGCGGGAAAAAGTTGGCTGGCGGAGGTGCTCATTACCATCCCCTTCCGACGCGGTTCACATGGCCGAACGGCGCGAAGCGCCAGCTCGGGGCCTGGTTGAAGCCGGTCTTGGCGAGCCCCGCGTACATACCAATGTAGGTGCGGAACTTGCTCTCGAACTGTGCGGCGAGTGCAGGGTTGCTGTAGGGCTTGCCTGGCTGATTGAGACACCGATAGACCACACCGCACAGGATCGCCTCATAGAAATCCGAGACGGCGATGTGCGGGACCTGCTTCACCGAAGCCTTCGGCTTGAGCGAACACAGAACCTGGAGCGAGCCCGGGAGCGATTTCGCCGGCGTCGGGTAGAGTGCCATCACATCCGGACGCAGCATGTAGTAGCCGAAAGGCTGATTGTTGGTCGGGACCGGCGGGGTCTGGGTACCGTCGTTGGGCGGCCGGAACGCGATCGGCATGACCGGCACCGCGTTGATGGCAACCGCAATCACACCCACCACGTCGGTGGTTGAGTTGAACGGTGACAGCATGTAGGTGTTCTGGCCCTGGACTACATTCAGGGGGCCGATCGACGCGCGCCAGGCGCGGGACTGTTCGAAGAACTCCCGGCAGGCCAGGATGAGCTGGCGCTTCAGGACGCTCCGGTGGATCCCAGGGACGTACACAGAGGCATCCTTGAGCCAGAGATTCAGGTTGGCCTGGCCCTCGGCGCCGGAGGCTTCGACCGTTGCGTACTGGGTGACCATTACAGTGATACCACGCTATTTTTGAATGCGGCCAGGAACGCCTGGCTGCGGCTGTCCTCGGTGAACTCGTCGTCCACTGCTTCGAGGTTGCCGATGACCCACTCGACGAGCGGGGTATAAAACATCATCGGAATGGCGAACGGCTGGAGCCAGGACGTCGGATCCGTGATGAGGGTGATAGTGACCACGGGGACGATGAAGTCCTCCTGGGTGTCATCCCAGAGGTCGTAGAAAGCATCGGGGCGGATGCCGTAGAGCACCTGCAAGCCGCGATTCAGAATGTCAACGAGTTCCTGATCCTGGTACCGCTGGAGGGTCGGATCAGTGTAGAAATCTTGGACGATCTGGCGAGCATCAGCGAGGAGCTGCTGGTAAGTCTTATTGGCCACAATCGTCTCCGGTAGGATGCCCCCCGCCGGCAGATACCGGCGGAGGGACTTTCATCATCTCACTCTTAGGTCTTCAACCCGTTCTTGACGATCGCGCGGCCCATGGCGGCAGCGGTCACGACTTTGAAGCCGAACACCTGCAACCCACGAACCAGGTTGCTGAACGAACGCTCAGACCGGATCGTTTCCATCTTGGTGAACTGCGCGGCGAAGGTCAGCGCCGCAGGCACGCCGAAGAACACCGAGTAGGCCAAGCCCGACGTATCGACCGTCGGCAGGAGGTTGCTGTAGTACAGCGTGAACCGGTCGATCTCGCCCAAGCGGCCATTCCGCAAGATTGAGGTCATGTCACCGGCGATCGAGGCATTGCGCAGGTCGCTCTGCTTGATCAGGGAAGCCATCCAAGACGGGATCACCAGCCAGCGGCCAGACTCCGGGATGTTCGCTTCGTCCAACACCTGTCCGGCCTGAGTGATCAGGTCGAGCACGTAGGTGTTGGCCGTGGCGGGGTTCGCGGAGACGGTCAACGGGGCGGCTGCAGTGCCCAGGTTGATCGCGCCCGTGATGGCGCCGGCGGTTGCACCGTAGTTGGTGGAGGCGATGTCGGTCGTGGTGCTCAGGTAGCTGAGAACCGACGTGTCGACGGCGATCTTCATCTGCTCCGCGGCGTCTTGCGCCCAGATGTTCATGAGATCGATGTCCGACTGCACTTCCATCACGTCATCGAGGGCGACGTTGAAGTACTTGCCGTTGTTGATCTGCAGGACCACCAGGTTGCTGGACGGACGCTGAACAGCGAGATCCATGTCGACTTGGTAGTCAGACACGGTGATCGTCGGACGGGTACGGATGTTGACCGTATCGCCGAAGTTCTTGATTTCACCTTCGTAGTCGGTGTTCGAAATCGCAGCCAGCACGGTCGCGGCGTAGAACTTCTCAACCAACTTCCCCGACCAAATCTGGGGAATGAAGATACCGGAGTACGCCGGGTTCGGGTTGGAACCCACCCACGGACTGCCGGAAATTGGATACACAGTGCTCATTTCAGGAAACTCCTATTACACAAATCTTGTTACGGACGCACCCTGCCCGATTTCTGTGCCAAGAAGATGTCCTTCTCAAGCGCTTGCCGTTCCGGCTCGCGGTTCTTGTAGACTCCCCGTTGGGAGTCCCGGTAGAACGCACTGATCTCTGCCAGGGTATAAACCCGCTGTTGTCCAGACTCGTTTGGAGCGCCTGCATTTGCCGGGCCACCGATACCGGTGCCGGGTGCTGCGAGGGAGGCGAGGCTCACTGCCGGGGTTCCTGCAGGGGGTGTGCCCTGGGGAGTCGGAGCTTGCTGCTGTCCTGTCGGAGCGACTGCTGCGTGTTCTTTCATGAAGCCCGTGAAGAAAGCCGCAACTCGCGGAACATTGTGACTTTCGTACGCTTGAACAAGCATAGCACCACGTTTCGCCCCTGAATAGGGGTCCACCGCATCTAGCCATGCTTGGAAGTCGGGGGACTGGTTCACAGCCTCCCATACCGAGTTACCGTTCGCGTCCGTCACGGCAGCGTCCAGGCCGTTGCACATTTGATCATGCGCGACCTGCGCGGCGGTGCGCCGACTGTCTTCCGCGGTCTGCGAGACCATAGGAGCCATCTGCTGCACCGTCTGCTGAGTGGGACGGAACTGTTCCTCAAGAGTTCTGACGCGGGGCACGACTTCTTCGCGCGCCACGCGGCGCACCACGTCGATCAGGTCAGCGCCGAATTCCTTGACCTCTTGAGCCGTTACCAAAGGCTGCTCTTGAGGAGCCTGTTGGGTAACAGGAGGCTGGGCGAAATTAGCCAAAATCGACTGGGTGGAATTGAGCTGACTCTGCATCTGGGCGAGCTGCTGCTCAAGCTGCTTCTTCTCCTGGTGGAGACGAGGCACCTCGGCGTTGTACTTGCCCTGCAGGACCTTGAACCGCTGCTCGGCGGCCGGGTCGTCGGCGGCTGGCTGGGAAGCCGGCGCCGGCTGATTGGGGGCGGCGGGCTGTACCGGCGCGGCGGCGCGCGGCGCGTTCGGCTCAGCAGGTGGTTGGGGGTTGAACCCGGGGGTTCCCAAGCCGGGAACTCCGGTGCCGGCCGGCTGCGGCTGGAAGCCTGCGGGCATCGGCGGACGATCGGGACTGCCAGGCATCTGCACCTGGCCGGGCGTCATGCTGACGTCCTCAAGAGTGAGCGTTCCAGCCTTGGCTTTGGCCGCTAACTGGTTGGCGAGTTCCGT